ACCCCGGATAGATTCGAGCAAGTCCACTTTAGGTCAACACTGCCTCGCTTGCAAAAATCGGGCTGACCATAGATTTTCGTTGGGCCGGGCCGGGCGTTACTTCGCCGCGTTGACCATGTAGTCGACGGCGGCCTTCACGTCGGCGTCCGACGCGGTCGACCCGCCCTTCGGCGGCATCGCGCCCTTGCCGTGCAGCGCGTAGTTGTAGACCGTGTCCATCGGTTCCTTCAGGCGCGGCGCCCAGTCTTCCTTGCTGCCGAACTTCGGCGCGTTCAGCACGCCGGCCGCGTGGCAGGCCTGGCAGACCTGCGTGTACAGCGCCTTGCCGGCGGAGGCGGCGTCGGCGCTGGTCGGCGCGGCCGCGGGCTTCTCGCCCGCCTTCGGGATCGCGGCGATCGCGGCCTGCGCGGCGGCGATCGCGGCGTCGGCGGCGCCCGACGCGGGCGCGGCGCCGGCAGCCGCCGTCGCGTTGGCGGCCGGCGCGGCGGGCTCGGGGAAGTTCGCGCCGTCGTTGTTCGCCATGTAGACGATCGCGCGGGCGATCTCGTAGTCGCTGTAGTCGTCCGGGCTCGTGCCGCCGCGCGGGGGCATCGCGCCCTTGCCGGCCAGCGCCGTCTTCAGCAGCGTGTCGAAGCCCTGCGAGATGCGCGGCGCCCAGTCGTCCTTGCTGCCGAATTTCGGCGCGCCCGCGGCGCCCGTGCCGTGGCAGGTCACGCACACGGCCTTGTAGACTTCCTCGCCCGTCTTGTAGGTGCGCGGCGCGTTGGCGTCCTTCACGTCGACCTGCGCGAGCGGCGCGATGCGCTTGGCCACCTGTTCGTCGGACAGCGCGTCGGTGCCCGCGCCGGAACGGAACGCGACGTTCGCGTAGGTGGCGAACAGGATGATGAGGACGATCGGAACCGCGAACGACGCGACGATGAGGGCGATCAGCTGCCGGGGCGTCTTGATGGGAGATTGGTGGGGTGCTTCGCTCATGCTTGCCTCGTCTCCGTGAATAGGAATTGTGAGCGGTGCAACGGCAAAATGGCTGTGAAAAGAAGCAGGACGATTATAGACGGAACGTTTACATCACGGCGAGCGGCGCGGCGGCGCGTGTTTACCCGCACGATCGCCGCCCGGCGGGCGATTTGCCGGCATGGTGGACGCGTCATGGGAAACCGGGTATCCTTGCCGTCTTGCCATTCGTGGTCGGCCAGTATCTGGGGTCGCTCCACGGTCACACAGGCGCCCGTAGCTCAATGGATAGAGTACTGCCCTCCGAAGGCAGGGGTTGCTGGTTCGATCCCAGCCGGGCGCGCCAAGTCTAGCAAGACTCTCAGCGGTTTCCTCCCTTCGTCAGGCAGCATCGTTGCAGCTAGATTGCAGCTAGCATCGGCGCGGGCTCGGCCGTCAGCGGCGCGACCCAGTGCGCCAGGTGGTCGGCCGACAGGTGCGCGTACCGCTGCACCATCTCCATCGTTTCCCAGCCGCCCAGCTCCTTGAGCACCTGGAGCGGCGTGCCGCGCTGCACGTGCCAGCTCGCCCACGTGTGCCGCAGGTCGTGCCAGCGGAAGTCGCGGATGTGCGCGCGCTCCAGCGCCTTGCGCCACGCGGCCGTCGTGGTCTGGTAGACCGGCTTGCCCTGGTACACGAACACGCTGTCGGCGAAGCCGGGCGCGCGCTTCGTCGCGAGCTGGCGGCGCAGCACGGCGATCGCCGTGTCCGACAGCGGCACCGTGATCGCCTTCTTCGCCTTCGCCTGGTCCGGGTGAATCCACGCGACGCGCCGCGCGAGGTCGACCTGCGACCACTGGAGCCCGGTCACGTTCGAGCGGCGCAGGCCGGTTTCGAGACTGAAGCGCGCCATGTCGGCGAGATGCGCGGGCAGCGCGGCGAGCAGCCGCTCGCTTTCCGCCGGCGTCAGCCAGCGGATCCGCTTCGACACGACCTTCGCGCGCTTCGTGACCGGCGCGCGATCCAGCCATTCCCACTCGACGGCCGCGTTCAGCACGGCCTTCAGCACGCCGAGCACGCGGCGCACCGTGCCGTCGCTGACGGTCCGGCCGGTCTCCACGTCGCCGTGCCGGGTGCGCACCACGCGCGGCTCCCGCCGTTTCGCGAGCGCGATCGCGTCGATGCGGTTCCGGTCGATGTCGGCCAGCGCGACGCCGGCGAGGTGCCGGTCGAGCCAGCGCAGATGCGTCTTCGACGTTTCCAGGCTCGGCAGCCCTTCGCGCTCGACGACGTACCGGACGACCGCGTCGTTCCACGTATGGCGCGGCTTCGTGCCGAGCCGCGCCTGGTTCCACAGGTCCACCTTCAGCCGGTCGTGGAATTCCTGGGCCTGCGCTTTGTCGCGGGTGCCAGTGCTTCCCTGTATCGGCGTTCCGCCGCCAGGGGGGTACAGCTTGTATTGCCAGTTCGGGCTGGTTTTTCGTTTGTAGAGCGACATTCGTTCACTTCCTCCGGCGGTTCGCCCCGCGCCGCTCGCGGGAGCCATTCTCCGGCGAGGTAGCGCTGCAGGGCAGCGATCGAGAACATCCAGCGCTTGCCGACCTTGCGGCCCGGCAGCGCGCCGGCCTTGGCCTTCAGGCGCACCGTTTCAGGGTGCGCGCCGAGCAGGGCCGCCGCGCCGAACAGGTCGACGGTCGCCGCGGGCGCGGCTTCGGCGTGCCGCGCGCCTGGGGGGCAGGCAGCGCAACTCGTGGAATGGTGGCTTGCACGAGAAATGGTCATAACGCATTGATTTTCATGGGTTTTGTTTGCCATCAGTTGCCATCATTCACGCGTGGCGGCCCCGCAAGACTCATGGCGCGAAAAACGGGCAGCGCGGGCGACCGATGGCGATGCGCACGCGACTCGTGGCGTGCGTTGCCGGCCGATGCCTGCCGCTTCCCGGTTGTCTTTCTTCTTCTTTTTCAATGAGTTGAAGAGAAGGAAGAAAGAGACGGGCGCGGCCGGCGCGAAACCCGGACTCGTGGCAAAAACGGCCCGACACATGGCGAATCCGGCGCCACGCGCGGCGGCAGTTCGTTCAGGAATCAAGGACTTGCAAGCGGACACCCGCGAAATCCACGATTCGCGCGCGCTGCCTGCGGGTTCCCCGCACTCCGGCCGGTTCAGCCGGTCGCGGCTCATGCGCGGCCTCCGTGCATTGCGTCGGACGCCAGGTCTTCGCGCACGGACACGTGCAGGCCGAATGCGGCCAGGCGCTCGAGCGACACCGGCGTCAGGTACGGCACGCGACGCATGTAGATGCGGCGCTCGACCTCCTTCTCGCCGACCACCACGCCGGCGTGCTTGAGCTGCGCCTTGAACACGCGGTCGGACTTCACCGGCAGGCCGTTCCATTTGTCGCGCAGCGCGCTCGTGTGCGCGAGGTGATCCATCACGTGCCCGGTGCGCAGCAGCAGGCAGAACTCGCCGTCGACGGTGTCGAACGTGTACGGATGCTTGTAGTTGCCGCCGTCGATTTCCGACAGCACGGTTTCCATGATCCAGACCCACGGCTCGCGATCGGCGCTCGTCTCGGCGACGTGGCCGTTCATCTCGGCGATCAGGTCGCGCGGGAAGTCGCCCTCGCTCGGGTCCATCCCGGCGAACTCGCACAGGTAGCGCCACGCCAAGGCGACTGCCGCATAGTTGCCCGCCATGCGCCGCGCGCCGTCGTCCTCGCCGCTCGCGCGGCAGCTGGCCAGCGCCTTGTCGCGCAGCGTCGTGTACTGGTCGGCCACGGCGCGCTTGTCCAGGCCGGCGAGGAATTCGAGCCATTGCCGGACCGGGAAGCGCGGCAGGTCGTCGGGCAGCAGCGGCCCGCGCTTGCCGGTCAGCGTCGTGCGCACCAGCTTGCCGAGCAGGCTGCGCACCGGCACGTCCTCGCCGGCCAGCATCACCGGCGCACACAGCAGGTATTCGGTCATGTCGGTGCCGCGCCGCGTCACCGTGTACTGATAGTTCTCCTGCAGCAGCCCGACCGCCTTGTCGATCACGTCCTGCCGACGCGCGGACAGTTCTTCCCAGCCGACCGGGTGGCTCGTGTGGCTGATGCTGGTCAGCAGCCGGAATTCGGTCTGCAGCGACTGCCCGGAGAACATCGTGAACGCGAGCGAGCGCTCGAGCCGCTTGATCAGCGTCGACTTGCCCGCGCCCTTGTTCGCCTGGATCGTGAGGTGCGGCCAGAAGCCGAGCAGCGCCTTCAGGTGGCCGCCGAGCGCCCAGACGAGCGGGATCGTCGCGGCGTTCTGCCGGAACGTCGTCTGGTACGCGGCGATCACGCGGCGCGCGTCGCTGGCGAGGCCGCTCGGGAACGTCAGGTTGTGATACGGGCACTGCTTGTCCGCTTCGGTGAAGTAGCAGTCCGGGCCTTCGTTGACGATCAGGCGGCCGTCGCGCCACGCGAGCCCGACGAAGTTCGCCGCCTGGCGCGCGCCGAGATCCGCGCCGCGCTCGAGGATGTTCACCATCCGCTTGAACGGCGCCGGCGCCCAGATCGGGCCGAACTTGCCCCACTGGTCGACGTTGTGCAGCTGGTCGTCGAGCATCACGCGGCGGATCAGCTGCGCGCCGTGGCGTGGTGCCTGCACCGACACGGCGAAGTAGACGGTCGGCGCCTGGTCGGCGTCGCCCGTCATCGTCGACGTCGCGCTCGCCACGGACACGCGGCTGATGCCGGCAATGCGGAAGCCGCATAGGTCCGTCATCACGGGCGTTTCGACGCCGCTTTCCTCGTTCTTGTCCATCTTCGTGATGTAGCTGGTGAAGTCCGGCCGCACGCGGAAGCGCCAGTACTGCGCGAAGTCGTGCGGCGGCAGGAAGATGCGCGGCCGGCCGCGGCGCGTCGCGTCGCCGGGCAGGCCGGCGATCAGCCACGGCTCGAGCTGCTCGAGCGCGCGCGCCAGCTCGGCCGGGCCGCGCAGCTGCAGGAAGTCGTTCACGTCGTTGATCGGCTGCTGCGCCGTCGCGCCGTCCGCGAGATCGGCGAGCCAGCCGGCCTGGTCGACCAGCGCCGCGCTGACGTTCAGCGCGGTGAGCCGCTCGTAGAGCGCCCACGCGGCTTCCGGGCCGGGGCGGTGGCCGGCGCGCGGGTGGTTGTCCGCAAACGGTTCGTCGTTGTCCAGGCAGATCACGACGTGCTTGCCGCGCAGGAACGCGAAATCGATGCGCTCGACGTTCGCCAGGCCGCGCAGCGCGAGCGCGGCGGTGCCGGGCAGCGCGCAGGTGTCGACCGACAGCGCGTTGATCGCGCTTTCGACGATGATCACGCGCTTCGCGCTGTCGAGCCGGCGGGCGTCGGCGGTCCAGCCGTAGCCGGCCTTGTCGCCCTGGGTCTGCGTCTTGACGCCGCCGTTCAGCGCCGGATCGACGTAGCGCATGTCGACCGCGACGACGCGCGCGTCGCCCGGCGCGCGCACCACGAACGCGGCGGCCGGGCCGCCGTGGCCGACGTCGCCGGCGGCGACCTTCGGGCTGGTCCACGTGTTGAAGCCGAGCGTGCGCGCGGCGATCGCCGCGTCGATCGCCGGGGCAGAGATGCCGCGGCCGCCGAGGTAGTCGCGCACGCGATCGCGTTCGGCGAAGCACCGGTCGGCGATGTACTCGACGGTGGATTTCTCGCGGCGCTCCGCCGGCGCCGGGCGCTCGGGCGGGAGGCCGTAGGCGTCGTGCAGGTAGCGCACGGCGTCGGCGACGGTGCCGCCGCGCGCATGGATCACGAGGTCGATGCACGAGCCGCCAGCGTCGGCGCTGTGGTCGCGCCAGCCGGTGCCGTGCTTCGGGTGGTTCACGTAGATCGACAGGGACGGGCTGCGGTCCTCGTGCCGCGGCGAGTGGTAGAGCGCCCGCTCGCCGCCGCGGCCGCGCTTCAGGCCGAGGCGGCCCGCGAGGTCGTGCAGGTCGATGTGCCGTTTCAGTTGGTCGATCGAAGCCATCGTTTATTGCTGCTGTCCAGGTTGCTGCCGGGGGTGTCGCGCCGGATTGCCGGTCGTCGCGGGCGACGCGACGAGCGCGCGCAGCGCGGCGGCGGATTGCGGGAAGCCGAGCGCGAGGCGATCGCCGAGGGCCGCGATGAAGCAGGCGAGCGCGCGTTGCCGCGCGGCGCCGTCCGGTGGGTTGTCGAAGCTCGGCACGTCGGCGGCCGCCGCGATCGCGGCCCGCAGCGCCGTGTCGTGCGGCGCGGGTTCGAGGAAGCGGTTCATGCGCGCGCCTCCCCGGCGAACGTGCAGGCGGGGTGCGCCGGGCGGCGGCAAATCGAGTGGCCCGCAGGCCGCCGGACGGCGTGGCCAGGAAGGGGCGATGCAAGGGTCGGGAACATGACGTGTCCTTTTCGACGGCAAAAAGAAGCCCCTCGCGCCGTTCAGGCGCGATGCGAGGGGGCCAGGCAGGGGGCGGGAGTTAGGGCGTCAGACGGGCAGCTCGAGCTGCGCCGCGAGGCGTTCGCGCACGTGCGGCGAGAGCGGCAGCTGCAGCGACAGGTTCGGGATCGCGGACGGCGACAGCGTGCGCGCGAATTCCATGTTCACGACGTACGTGTGGCCGCACTCGGGGTTCGTGCACTGGAAGGTGATTTCGCGGAAGGTCAGCGACATTTCGCGGCTGCTGCGCGCGGTGGCGCGCGTGCGGCAGTGCGGGCAGCGGTTCAGGATTCGCATGGTGTCTTGCTCCGTGCGGCCGGCGCGATGCAACGTTGGCCGATTGGCGAGTGGGCGTGTGCGCGCACGTGGTCCAGAATCGACACGTCGCGTGCGGGATCGGGGGACATGAACGCGCGCCGGTTCAATGGCGCGCGGTGCGCGAGCGCGGCGCGGCGATCGCGCGCAGATGGCTCGCGCCGATGCGGATCAGCTCGCGCGCCATGCTGGAAATCGAGCGGTTGCGCTGCGCGGCGAGCTGCTCGAGCTCGCCGCGTTCGGTCGGCGTCAGCCCGACGTAGACGGGCTTGTTCGACATCGTGCCGCGCGGCGAACGGCGTGGGCCTTTGGAGGTGGTCATGGTCGGTATACTTTGTTGAGATAGTCTTGCGTTACGGTAAGGCTAGTCTAATGAGCAAAAAACGACGCGTCAATTGTTAATGGGTAATTTATGACACAAATCGGGAGTCGCTTGCGAGACGAGCGCTTGCGGATCGGACTCAGCCAGGATGAGTTTGCGACCGTGGGCGGCGTCGCGAGACGCTCGCAGTCCGCGTACGAGTCGGACGAACGCTCTCCCGACGCGGCCTATCTGCTGGCCGTTCGCGAGATCGGCGTCGACATCGGCTACGTGCTGACCGGCGAACGGCTCGCCGTGGACGGCGCGGCGGCGGAGCAGGGCGCGCGCGACGCCGACGAGGCGGAAGTGCTCGCGATGTACCGGCAGCTCAACGAAGCCGGCAAGGCGTCGCTGCATGCGTTCCTCGCCAGCTGCATCAACACGGGCGCGATGCTGCAGACGGCGACGCCGCGGCGCGCGAAGCGCCTGTCGGAGAATCGCCGCGCGGCGCTCGACCAGCGCACCGCCGAGAACGTCGATCGCGCGATGGCCGAGCTCGAGCGGCTGAAGGCCGAGCGCGCGGCGAAGGAACCGAAGAAGTAGGTCGCGGCGCCGCGCGCCGGTCCGTTTGTATCCGGCTGCCGCAAGAGGCGGCCGGGACGGCGTCGGCGTTCCCGCTTCGCCGTCGTCACGCCATCCCGGCATCGGCGAAATCCCGCCGTCCGTTCCCTTGAAATTCCTGTCGCCCGCGACCCGGGCGCATGCTCCCGCGCGCGGGCACGCGCGGGGCCGTGGCGTTCGGACGTTTCGCAAACGCATCGGATAAAATCCGAACAATCACTGTATATCCATACAGTATTGGTTTAGCATTCTGAAAGCCGGTGAGGCTGGCGATGGTGGGAAATCCGAGGCTATCCCCGTCGCGTCAGGCGGCCCCGCCGGTTGATGACTGTGTTTGTGGAGACCGGAATAATGAACAGCAACAGTGAGCACAACACCGGCACGATTGGCGCGTCGATGCCGGCTGATCATCACGCGGACAGCCGCGGGTCGTCGATGTTCACCCCGCGAATCCGTACGGACATGACCGACGATGAGCGGGCTGACGCGCACGCGGCGATCGACACCGCGATGCAGTCGGTCGGCCAGGTGCTCGAGGCCGCGCTGCAGGCGATGGCGAACCTGCGCGATGCGCGCGCGACGTTGACGCAATGCGGCGACGGGCGGGACGCGCGCCTGAATCTCGGCGGGCAGCAGACCTCCCGCTGAGCCGCGGTCATGCCCGGCGCCGTCGCGACCGGTCGCGCGACGGCGCCAGGAATCGCCACGCAGGCCGGCTTTCCGTCCGGCCCCTCCTTCCTTTCCTTCCGCCCGATCCGGGCCGCGCATCCGGCGCCGCGCTAGTGCTTGCCGGACGCCGCGCCACCTTGTTTCTTCTTCGAATCCTTGCGCACCTCGAGCTCGAGCTCCGTCGTGAAGCCTTCGCTGCCGAGCTTGTGCGTCGCCTTCTTCACGAGCCACGGCGTGTCGTCGATTTCCGGCTTGAAGCCCGACACGGTGACGGGCATCTCGGGAAACAGCTCGGGCCGGCCGAGCGCGAGCGTGTAGTTCAGCGTCGCCTGCTGGCGCTGGATGCGCGCGTATTCGGCCTGCGCCGCCGCGCGCGCTTCCGCTTCGGTCGCATAGTCCTGCGGCAGCACCTTCGTGTTCCTGGCCTTCTCGTCGCCGACCACCACCGACTTGCGCTGCGCCTTGCCGTTCGAATGGTAGTGCGCGCGCACGGCCGCGTAGCTGTCGCGCTGCACGATCTGGTAGTGATGCTGGTCGCCGCTCGCGCGCGTGAGCGGCAGCACGTCGAGCGGCTTGCCGCTCGCCGTCTTGCCGCCGCCGATCGGCAGGAACAGCAGATGGCGGGTCTTCACGGTCATCACGGCGTCGTAGCGCTTCGCGAGGCGCGTCAGGAACGACATGTCGGATTCGTGCGTCTGGTCGATGTGGTCGATCAGGATCTGCGCGAGCGTCGCGTCGACCGTCGGCTTCAGCTCGTGGCGCGCGGCGATCGCCTGCACGATCGCGCCGATCGTCTGCCGGTGCCAGCTTTTTTCCCGGCGCTCGTGCATGCGGTTCGTCATCGACGCCGAGCGCGCCTTGATCGTGATGATGTCCGGCGCGCCGCTGTGCTCGACCTGGTCGACGGTGAACGTGCCCTTGTCGACGAGCGGCTCGCCGACCCAGCCGATCGACACCGCGATGTTCACGCCGCGCAGCGGAATCGCGAACGTGTTCTGCGTGTCGTCGATCACGAGGTCGAGCATGTCGGCCTCGTCCGCGCGCGATTCCGTCAGCGACAGGCTGACGAGGTTCGGCGCGATCAGGCGCGACAGGTCGCGGCCGTCGAGCGTGATCCGGTAGTCGGCCTGCGGCTGCGTGCGTCCGGTGCGGGTCGGCCGTTCGCCCGGCTTGCAATCGAAGGTGCTCATCGTTGGGCCGCTCCGCCGTCTTCGTTGGCCGGCGCGCCGTCGTCTTCCGCCGGCGGCGCTTCGGCCAGCACGCCGTCGTCGACGCGCTTGAGCGTCAGCGTGAATTCGATCTTGCGCGGCACGCCTTCCTTCGTGTGATACGTGCCCGTCACGCTCAGGTTGTCGATGATGTACGCGCCATAGACGTAGCCGTTGCCGTCGACGAGCACGTACGCGTCGCCGACGTCGCCCATCCGCGCGAGCGTCTCGATCGACGCGATCTCGCCGATGCCGTTCTCGGGCGCGACCGTGCCGCTGAGGGTGATCGTGTCGTCGCCGGCGCCGGTGTACTGGCTCGCGTCGCGCACGCCGATGCGCGCGGTGGCGCGGTGCTTCCAGTTGCGCTGGCGCTGGAGCTGGTGGTACGGCGCGGTCGCCAGGCTGAAAACGAACTGGTCGAGCGACATCATCATGGCGGGTTTCCTTTCGTTGAAGCGGACAATCAATCGGACAGGCGCGAGCTGGTGCGCGAGGCCTTTTCGCGTTCGGCGCGCTCCCACTGGACGCGCACCAGACGGGCGACCTCCGCCTCGTCGACGCCGGGCGGAGCGGTGAAGTTGATGGTGACCGGGCCGGACGCAGGCGCGGCGCTCGCGGCGGCTGCCGGCGCCATGAGCGGCGGGCGGTAGTCGAGCGACGTGTTATAGCGCGCGAGCGGCGACGCGGCGGCGGCTGACGAGTTCGCGGCGTAGGCGGGCGGGCCGGCCAGGGCCGCCGCGGTCGTGATCGTGGCGGCGGTCAGCGCCACGCGCCCCTGGCCGCCAGCTGCGCCGGGCGCGTCCGACGCTTGCAGGCCGAGCTTTTCCTTGAGCCAGCCGAGCGCCGAGCTGCCCAGGTTGCCGATCGTGTCCTTCAGCGCGCCGAGGCGATTCGTGATGCCGTCGATCAGCGCGGAAATCAGGTTGCCGCCGATTTCCATGAAGCGTGTGCCGATGTTGCCGAACCAGTCGCCGATGCCGCCCAACGCGGCTTTCACCCACTCGACCGTGGCGTCCCATTTCGCGGCGATCCAGTCGCCAGCCGCGCCGAAGGCGCCCGCGATGGTGTCCCACAGCGCGATGAACTTCGGGCCGAGCGTGTCCCAGTTCTGCCAGACGTAGACCGCGCCCATCGCGATCAGGCTGATCACGGCCAGCAGCGGGTTCGCCAGCGCCAGCCGGCCGAGGCCCAGCAGTGCCTGCCCGATGACATTGAACGCGCTGACCATCGACATCGCGAAGCGGAGCACCGCGATCGATCCGAGCACGGTGCCGAACGCACTCGCGAGCGTGCCGACGACGACGAACAGCCCGGCGAGCACCGTCAGGGTCGTGACGATCACGTTCGCGGCCGTGCGGTGCTCGCGCATGAACGTGACAACTTTTCCGATCGCGGTTGCCGTGAGGTCGAGCGCCTTGTTGTAGATCGGCGTGACCCGTTCGCCGATCTCGAGCTTCAGGTCGCGCAGCTGCGCGAGCGCGGCCAGCTCGCGGCCGTGCGTCGACTCCGCGCCTTTCGCCTTCATCCCGTCGACGCCGTCGGCGGCGGCACTCTGCCGTTCGGTGTCGTGGATCTGCTCGCGCTGCTCGTACATCGTCGTGAGCAGGTTCCCCGCGGCCTTGTCGGGGAAAAGTTTCGCAAGCTCGGCCTTCACCTTGTCGGGGCTGGTGATCCCCTTGGCGGCGAGCTTCGGCAGCAGCACCTTTTCGAGCCACTCGAGCGGCGACGCCTGCAGCGTGTCGCTACCGGTCAGCGCGCCCGGCTTGAGTCCGCTGATCGCGCCGTTCTTCTTGTGCTCGACCAGCTTCGGATCGACCAGGCCGAGCGCCGCCAGCCGTTGCGCAGCGGGCCCGGACGCCTTGCCCTCGAACGCGCTGCCGTACAGCGACGCGAGGCCTGCGCCGGCCGCCTTGCCGCCCAGCTTCTCGATGAGCGGCTGCATCTGGTAGTAGAACGCGTCCGTGCGCAACTTCTTGGCCGCATCGCCGCCCGATTCGGCGAAATTGCTCCACTCGTCGCCGCTGACCTTGCCGCCGGTTGCCGTCATCATCTTCTGCACGATGTTCGCTTCGGCGCCGAACGCCGCTTCGTTCTTGGTGCCGCCGCGCAGGTCGATCACCTTCAGCATGCCCATGAACTGATCGACGTTCTTCTTCGCGTCTTCCGCGCCGAACAGCGCCTCGTTCGCGAATTTCATGTTCGCGAGCATCGGCATCGCGACCCGTGCGTGTTGCTCGTCGCCGCCCAGCGCCGACAGCGACTCGCGCATCAGGCTCAGGTTGTCGATGGTCGACTGGCCGTAGGCCTGCTGCGCGCGCGCGAACTTCACCGCATCGGCCGACGCACCCTGCGCGCGCATGCGCAGCGTTTCGCTCTCGGCCTGCTTCGCGAGGTCGAGCGGCTCGGACAGCATGCCGAACATGTCCTTGCCGATGCCTTTGATGGCCTGGCCGCGCGCCGAGAATTTCTCCCCGACGCCCCGCAGCGCCTCGATCCTTGCGCGCCTGGCGTCGGCGCGCTGCTGGCGCTGGGCGTCGTACCCGCGCACCCCTGCGTCGATCATCGACGTGCGCGACGCCATGGCCGCGCGCAGGTTGCGCTCGTCCCGCGACAGATTGCGCGTGTCGATGCCCGCGCCGGCGAGCTGGGCGCGCAACTTGCGCACGCGGCCGGCTTGCTGGTCGTGCGTGGCCGCCAGGCTCGAGGCCGTGCGTTTCGCGTTCTCGAAATCCTTGATCATCTGGCGCGACGGCGGGCCGGACGCGCGCAGCGACTCGCCGAGTGCGTCGACGCGCGCGCGCGCGGCCCTGAGCTCCGACGCAGTATCGGCAAGGCCGCGACGCATCTCGCGAAACGTGCCGATGCGCTTCTGCGTCTTCGCCATGTCATCCAGCTCGCGGCGGGTATCCCTCAGCGAGCCGGCCAGCCCCTTGTTGCCGGTCAGCATCATTTGCAGGGGCTTCGTCATGTTGTCGACCATGTCGAACATGACGCGCAGTTTCAAGGTGTTGTCCATCGTCGATCGTTTCGCTCATTCGGCGCCGGCGCGCACTCGCGCGCGCTCGCGCCAGTCCATCAGCTCGGCCAGGCTGAAGGCGTCCATCACGGGCGGTGTCCAGCCGAACACCGCCGCGATGTCCGCCATCGGGTCTTCTATGCGGTCTGGGAGGCCAGTCGGGATTTCACGGCCTTCGGCATCAAAAAACCCGCGAAGATGCCCCCCAGTTGCACGAGGTCGGCGGGGTCGATGTTGGCGACGTCGGCTTCGGTCAGCATCGGCGAGCTGATGCGCGGCAGCACCTTCGACAGCGCGACGACGTCGAGGCTGACGAGGTCGGACAGCGATACGCCGCGCAGCTCGCCCGAATTCGGCTTGCGCAGCGTGATCGTCGTGATCGTCTGGTTGCCGCGCACGAGCGGCGTGTCGAGCGTGTGCGTGGCCGGATCGTCCTGCGCGGGCGCTGCCTCCGTGACGGCTGCAGCGGATGCGTCGGCCTGCAGGTCGGTCGCGGCTTGTTCGGATTGGGTCGGATACATGGTGGTCCTGGCGGTGATGAAGAAAATACGGCGGGCGGGCCCGGCCGGGGATGCCGGCCGGGCCGCGGCTTACAGGCCGATCGCGTTGCGCAGCGCCGAGAACAGGTCGGTGCCGTTGTACTTTTCGATCATGTTGATGAAGTCGATTTCGATCAGGTCGACGCCGTTGACGGACAGCTTGTAGTAGCTGGCGACGGTCGTGACCTTGAACGTGGTGTCGTCCTTCGGCTTCGCGGTGCCCATGTCGATTTCGCTGTGACGGCCCTTGATGACGATCTCGACCGCGTCGACGCTGGTCGAATCCGCGGCCTGGTAGCCGCCGGCGAAGCGCAGCAGCACGCCGTCGTGCTTCGTGATGCCGTACTGGCCGAGCACGGAGCGCATGAAGCCGCCGCAGGTCCATTCGAGCTGGATCCCTTCCTGCCCGAAGTCGACCTTGATCGGGCCGCTCATGCCGCCGCCCTGGTAGTCCTCCATCTTGCGCGTGAGCTTCGGCAGCGTGACTTCGACAACCTGGCCGACGAAGTTCTCGCCGTTCTGGAACAGGTTGAATCCCTTGAGTTTGCGAGGCATACCCATCGTGTTTGACTCCTGGTGAGGCCGACCGTTACGCGCTCACGCGCGCGGCGAAATCGGCGAGATAGCGGTCGGTGATGCGCTGGCGCAGCATCAGGTTTTCGAGCGGCGGCACCGGCGTGTACTCGTAGTCGAGATACGCCTTGCCGGACTTCAGCACGTCGGTCGTGTTCGGCTCCGGGTCGTACCAGGTCGAGCCGCCGATCAGGTAGCCCTGCGACGTCCATTCGCGGAACTTGCCGTTGATGGTCTCGATGATGTCGCGCGGCAGCGACGGATTGAGCGGGCCGTCGATGATGGCCATCTGCGCTTCGGCGATCGAATCGGCGATGACCTGCGCGGTGCGCGTGTAGTTCTCGAACGCGAACAGCGGATCGTCCGAGCACGTGCGCGAGCCCCAGAAGCGGAAGCCGTTGCGGTTCACGAGCGTCGTCACGTCCTGCTCGTTCAGGAAGCCGGCGTCGGTTGCCGGATCCTGCAGATCCCACGACACGTCCGCGCTGATGCCCGTGACGCCGTTCACGCCGACGTTCGACAGCGTCTTGTGCCAGCCCGTGTCGTTGTCGATCTTCGCGCGCAGGCCCGCGGCGTACGCGGTGGCCGGCACGACGACGGTCGAATTGGTCGCGTCGTCCCACGCGAGGAAGTCCGGCCAGATCACCATGATTTCGCGCTGGCTGAACTGCTTGCGATACGCAACGGCGTCTTCCTTCGTCTTGGCGCCGTTGGCCGACACGTAGGCGAACGCGCGCAGCGATTGCGCGATCGACGCGAACGCGGCGGCGACCGGCTGCGTGTCGAGGCCCGGCGCCGCGAGGATGCGCGGCTTCACGCCGAAGCGCGACTGCGCGCCGAGCAGCGCCTTCATGCCGGTGTACTTGCCGTCGGCGGTAACGGCGCCGATCACGTTGGTGTTCGTCTCGGCGGCGTCCTTGCCTTCGGCGACGCGCACGACGATCGTGACGGGCTTGGTCTGGCGGCCGATCGCGTCGAGCGTGCGGCGCAGCGTGCCTTTCTTGCCGGCCTTGCCGAGCGCGGCGACGACGTTGGTCAGCAGGACCGGGGTGTTGAGCGGGAAGGCGGTGGCGTCGGCGTCGTCGGCCGTGCAGACGATGCCGAGCACGGCCGTCGAGATCGTGCGGATCGGACGGGTGCCTTCGTTGATTTCGATGACGCGTACGCCGTGGTGGTAATCCTGCGGCATGGTGTGTGGCTCCTGTGTTTGCTTACGGAAGAGAGAAAACGGGATGAATCCCGTGCGGATCAGGTCGCGATTTCCGCGACCGGAGCTGCAGGTGCGCTCGGCTCGGCCGGCGGCTTCGGTACGTAGGGCGCGGGCGTGGCGGGCCACGCCACCGCATCGGGGAACGTGTCTGCCTGGATGGCCGATACGAGCGCCATCTGGTACGCGGACCAGGCCTTGAAGTAGTAGGTGCCTTCGTCGTCGAGCAGGCCCGCGGCGTATGCATCGGCTTTGCCGGCGTTTGCCTTGCGCGCGGTTTCCAGTCGCTGTTCGAACTCGGCCATCGCGGCGTCGCGCTTCTCGCGCTCGAGCAGTTCGGGCGGGATGGTCCATGCGCCGTCGATCCACGCGTGGCGCGATGACGGCCGCGGTTCGGTCGTCAGGCCGAGGTCGTCGGGCGTCTTGCCGGCGAGCGTGATTTCAACCGGCTCGCCGGTCTCGGTGCGATAGCAGGTGCGACCGCGATAGTCCGGCAGGAGAACCCATGCGCCGTTGCGGTAGAACGGCCAGGACGTCGGCGTGCGCGCCGGCGGCGCGTCGAACGTGGCCGACGACGGGACGAGCCAGCGTTCCTGGTTGCGTGGATCGGCGTCGGGCTGGCTGCTGCTCAGGTATTCGCCGGTCGAAGGGCTGTAGTGGTGGATCAGCATGGTTCGGAATCCAGGTTAATAGGCGCGGATCATGGCGAGCAGCGCGATGTTGCGGGGGCGAGATTCGTTTGCACCGTCACCGTTGACGGTAATGACGTGGCTGTGGCGGCCGGCGGCGCCGATACCGACGTTGTGACCGTGGTTCCCGTTTCCATCGATTGCGCCCTGCGGGCCACCACCCGCGTCGCTGAATTCGGCTCCGTTCGATCCACTGACCGAAGCGCCGGCGGAAGTTATGAGCGCGTGTCGAGAGAACGTGTGACCGTGCCAGCCCTGCACGTCTGTCCATGCGGAGTGCGCGTGATCGCCGACTTCACTCGAACTTGCGCCGTGGCCGTGCCATCGGTTCGTGCTGTCCTGCCATGAGCCGATCATGCGATTTGTGTCAATGCCGCGGGCGTCGTCCCAGCACCGGATGAACTCGCCGCGCATTTCCGGGAGGCGGAACGTCGTTGCGTTATCGCCAGCCGAGAAACAGCCCCAGTTATTTGCGCCCCACACCGACTCGGCGATGAGCGCGCCGCTCGCTTGCGCATAGGCCCACAGCGCGGGATAGTCCGAGCGCTTGACGACGGCGCCGTTCAGCTTGAGGAAGCCGGCGCGGACGCTTGTACGTGGCTCGAACACGATCGTGCCGATCGACGCCGAGGCGATCGCAGCGACCACCCATTCCGTCGTCGGCACTTTCCTTGAAACGTCGCCGGCGGGCGGCGTCTGCGCGGAGATGAGGCCGGCGACATCGAGCGTGCCGCGGAATCCGGTATTGCCGGTGCGCGTGTCGAACCAGTGCGAGTATTCGGCCCTCGGCACCGGCATGTTGTCGATGTTCGGGCCGAATCCGATTCCGAACCACGAGCGCAGCGCAACGTTGTTGGTGGTTTGCGAGGCGCTGTCGCCATTGCCTGGACCGAGGCTCGCTCCTGCGTTGCCGGGTGCCGATGCAAGGCGAACGACATCGGTCGTGCTCACGCGACCGGTGAAATCGGCACCCGACAGGTTCGCCTTCGCGTCGAGCTTCGGCTTGAGCGTGGCCGGCGCGATCGCTCGAACGGTGTCGGCACCCGCATCCACTTCCGCCTGCGTCGCCAGCTCGACCACGCCCTGCCGCTCGGTGGTCGCCGGCGGATTCAGGAACGACGCATCACCGAACACGAGCTGCGTCGCGTCGATCGTCGCGAACTGCAGGTCGGTCGACAGCAGCAGCAACGCGGCCGGCGATTTCTCCATGATCGGCGTCGCCTGGCCGTAGGCGGCCAGCAGTACGCCGTTCTCGAGATAGAGGCCGAACCCGTACAGCGAGTACTGGTCCGCCGTGTCGTCCTTCAGCGTCGCGTGAATCGTGTCCGGCGCGATGTTGGCGCCGCCGAAGGTCGTGATGCGCTTGAGCTCGTTCGGCAGCTTCGTGAGCCCCTTGTCGGCGACGAAGGGCGCATTCGCGAGACCGATTTCCACGACCTGGTGGGCGCTGGTGCCGCCGTTGCCGGGTGCGACGAGCGCTGCGCGGCCGGCGTCGGTGATGAGGATCTGGGTTGCCATGTGCGATCAGTTGTCCGTGAGGTTCAGGCGGCGATAGACCGCCACGCGAGCGGCGGCGCCGACCCGTTGCCGGCCCCGCATCGCGAAGCCCTGCGTGAACGTGTAGTGCGCGCGTACCGGCTTGGTCCGGTCTATTTCCGCGAGGATGTCGGCGACGTATTCGGCGGTCGGCGGTTCGCCCTCCTGACCGCTTACCGTCATCACGATGTCGAATGTGCCGGGCCGGCCCGGTGGGGCCTGCTCGAACCATTCGCGCAACACGAGGTTGCCGCCGAAGGTCGCGACGACTTCGCGCACGGCCGCGGCGGTGCCCTTGCGGCGCGCGATCGGAATCGCCTGCCTGACGCGGGCGCGCTTCACGTGCTCGGGCCAGTAGTCCTTCCACGCGTCGACGCCGAGATGCCACGCGAGCCACGGCAGCAGGTCGGACCGGATGGCGTCCGGATTCATCAGCGTCGCGAGCGGCGTCGGCATATCGTCGATGCGTGCATTCACGGCGGCGAGGTTGCGCTCGAGCCGGGTCGCATTCGGCGGCAGGATGTCATTCATTGCTGTACACCCCGCTGTCGATCAGCTCGATCCCGGTGCAGTACGGCGCCTGTTGCTTCGTCGCCGGAATGCCGGCGAGCGGGCTTTCGAGGATCACCTTCTGCACGCCTGCCGCGCGGGCGGCCGCGTAGATGCCGTCCAGCGTGACTTCCATCCCGAGCCGGTGCATGTCGTCCGCGTATTTCTTCATCGCCTTGTTGGCTTGCGCGAGTGCCACCGCACGATCCGGTCCGGCAAAGAACACCAGCCGCGCGCGGATCGCGTAGCGCAGGATTTCCGCGGCGCGCACCGTCACCTTGTCGGTGAGCGGCCGCACGTCGTCGGCCTGCAGCGCGGCCGTCACGGCGTCGACCAGTTTCTGGTCCGCCGTGCCGTCGCCGTCGCGCGCAAGCACGGTGACGAGCACTTCGCACGGGGCGGGGCTGACCGCCGACGCGTCGAGCACGCGGCCGTCCGCGTTGCGTGCATGCGAGACGTATGCGCCTTCGGGGCCGGCGACGGAGAAGCTTTGCGGCGCGAGCTGCGTGCGGGCGCGCAGGTCGATGTCGCTCTCCATGACCGCCGCAACGTCGTGTTCCGGGTCGGCGGGCGTGATCGTCAGGCGCCGGATGCCGAACAGCGCCGCGAGATGGTCGAGGTCGTCGCCGCGCGCATACGCGAGCATGACCGCGCGCGCGGCGTCGTTCACGCGCTGGCGCAGCACGAGCTCGCGGTACGCGTTTTCCTGCAGCAGCTTCACCATCGGCTCCGATTCGAGCGCGAGCGTGGCGGTGATCTCGGCCTGCTCGGCCGCCGGATACAGCGACACGAGGCGCGCCTTGCGCTCGGCCAGCAGCGTTTCGTAGTCGATCGTTTCGACGACGTCGGGCGACGGCAGCTGCGAGAGGTCGATCGGGGTCACGCTCATGCGGGGCTCCCTTGCGCGACCGGCACGCGCGTCGTCACGGTCGTGCCGCTTTCGCTCGTCCAGCCTTCGATGTCGAGATAGATCGCGCCGGCTGCGGCGTTCGAGTCGTCCGCGGCGAGCACGACTCGGGTCAGCGTGAGGCGCGGCTCCCAGCGCATCAGCGCCGTCGCGACGGCCGCATACAGGCGCGTGCGCATCGCGCCGTTGCCGGGCGCGTCGATCAGGTCGGGCAGCTCGGAGCCGAACGTGCGGCGCTTCACGCACGATGCGAGCGGCGTCGTCACGATCTTGCCGATCGACTGGTAGAAGTGGCCGAGGCCCGAAATCGAGCGGCCGGTGTTCGCGTTCATGCCCTTCATTGCGGTTGGCTCACCAGTTGTCCATCGCCTTGTTCGCGATGCGTGTGATGCGGGAGGCTGATGCCTTGCGAAGTCACTTCCCGGGTGAAGCTGGCCGCGCCGTCGATCTGCATCGTGGCGCCGCCTGCGCCGCCCTTGCCGGTCATGCCGGACTCGAACGCGAGCGGCCCCTTGACCGTCATCGCGCCGGTGCAGGTGGTCTGCTGCGCGTCGAGCGTGATGGTCTCGGCCTGCACGGTCGCGGCTTTCGTCTGCACGGTGACCGAGCCTGGTGCTACGACGAGCACGGTCGCGCCGGCGGGCAGTTCGGCCTTGAGCGCATGCGCGGCGTGGTCGTATGCGACGCTCGCGCCATCTGGGTAGACGCGCGTGTGGGTGTCGGGGCTCGACGCCGGGGCCGGGGCGGCGTCGGAATAGAGGCCGCGCAGCGCGACGCCCTGCGCCGGATCGCCCATCGGGCAGAGCAGCACGACCTGCTCGCCCGGGGTCGGCGGCAGCCATTCGCGCGTGGTGCCCGCAGTGCAGGCGATCCATGGAATCCAGTTGGTTTGCAGCCCGCCGCCGTCTTCGTCGGGAGTACCGACCGAGACGCGACACAACGCGGCCGCATGGTCGACCGCGAGGATCGTGCCCTTGCGCACCGCGTTGCGTGCCTGCCGTTGAATTTCGTTAGCGTCCATGTGGTTATGGTGCCGGGCGGGGGCTTGTGGAGCGAGCGATCGCGTGTGTCGTGGCGGTGAGGACGGAACGTTGGTGATGTGAGTGTGGAGAGGCGCGTCGCGACGTGCGCATCGGTTGGTATGGCGGCGCGTGCGGCATGTGCAACACGCCATTTTTTTCTCTGCCCTCACGGAGATGAAATGGTTTGCCGACCGACGCCGTGATTGTGGTCGATTGAGGTGCTTGTTCGAGGGAGGACGCAGCGTCGAGGCGCTGACGGATGTCACACGAATCGCCTGACTGACGTTTCGTGGAATCGTGGTGCGGGACGAGACATCGGCGCGTGCCGAGCGCGGCGTTGTGCGCGGCCGACTACGGGGAGTCCGAGCAATCGTGACGGGATCGATCGGTCGACCGATCTCATCGAGCGTGTGGCGCAGGGCGCCAGTCATGCTGGACTGGTCGAGCGTGGCGACGACGTTGGTCAGATGGACCGGCGTGTCGGGTGTGAGTGCGGCGTCGTCATCGGTCGTTCAGACGATGACGACGATGGGCCGCTCAGGGCGAGGGATCGGGAGGCCGTCGAGGAGATTCTGCGGCGCGGAGTTGCCCCCGGGATGACGGACCGGGGAAAGATACGATCAGGCCTTCGCCGCGATCGCATTCACGGCGTCGATCGTCGTTGCTTCACGCACCTGGGCAATTGCATCTGCATACTTCTGCTGCGAAGCCGTGCGGAATGCCACCCAATCGGCGTTTGCTTGCTGCACCTGCTGTGCCGTGTGCTTGGCATACGCCCAGACCTTGCCTTGCCGGGACCACAGCGGGACGTTCCAATCGGCCGAGCCTGCGCTCCACGATGCGGCCAAGGCCGAGCTTTGGAGATTGCGCTGGTCGGTTTCCGTCGTCGGGTAAAAGGTCTCCGTGCCGAGCGCCGACGATGTGAAGCCGGCGAGTATCGCAGTTTGGCATGTCGCGTTCAACGCAGCGATTGCCGATGACTTCGCCGCCGCGAGCTGGTCGGCGGCGGATGGCTGCGGGACTTGCGCGAGCACGCCGTTTTTCACGTACCACTGGCCGGGCTCATTGAGACAGATCAGCCATTGCGCGTCAGCGATGGTGATCACATCGGCGCCGTCAGGCGCCGGGCTGTCCAGGGTGTCGTAGAAGGCGACGATTATTCCGTTTGTGTCATATGCCGCTTGCTTTTGTCCCATGCGTTAAATCCCCCAAGTAATCCACGAGCCACTGATCGGGCCGCTTGGCCAGTTGTTGACGATGTTGATGGTCGAGCGCGTGCGAGCGCCGGCCGTCCATCGGTATTGAGTCCCATTCGCTGCAGGATCGTCCGCTGCGCACGCTACGCCGAAGCTCGCGTTTGGAAAGGCGATCGGCAGAGGAACGGTCAAAAGAGAATTGGCCGGAACGGAGGTATAGCCCCACTGGATAATCAGCCCGCTCGGCAGCTTCTGATAGCCATTTGAATTGAGCGACGCCGCGAATTTGCTCGACTGCCCCACGACGGCGGATCCCGACGCAAACCAAAACCCCTTTTGCGGGCAGACGAGCATCACGTCATCGCCGGTACCAAGCGTGAGGCTCGACAAGGTCTGACCGTTCGCGCTAATCACGTCACCGCCGTTGCACTGAATCGTCAACGGAAAATTGGAGGTGACCTTGAAGCCGATTGCCGCGCCGGAAGGCAATTCCGTAGTCGACGGCAGCGCATACGTTGCGGCGGCGGCCCCTTGTTGCGTGAAATACTTGCCGATATCGGCGACCGATCCGTTCGTGGTGCCGACCGGGAGGCTGGCTGACATCTGGAAGCTGCCGAGCGCGCGCTGCACAAACGCCGTCGTCGCCAACCTCGTGCTGCTGTCAAACTGCCCTGGCGTCGTCCCCTTCGGCGCCCCCGTAAAAATCGGCGATTCGATCGGCGCCTTCTGCGCGAGATCCGCCTTCGTCGCATATTGCGGATACGGATCGACAGCCCCCTCGTGCGCTTCCTGCCTGTCCTTCAAAAACCGCGTCCGATTCGCCAACTGCCGCAACGGCACGTTGTCGATCCCATCCGGCCCGCCTTCAACCGGATCGGACGTTTCGAACTGGCGGATGCCGGGTGTCCAGGTCGAGCTTTCAACCAGGTCAGTCATGACTTGATACTCCCTCTGTTGTACTGGCCGTCGCGATGCGCGAAGCCGTTGTAGCGAATCGGTGCCTCGCGGTAGTCGAGCGACGCCAGCATCGAGCGTCGCGGCGCGTAGCGCTCCAGCACCGCCTTCAGGTTGTCCGCCTGGTCGCGCGTGATCGGCCGCGACAGCTTGACGATGTATTCCGCCCACGCCGTCTCCCGGCCGTGCACGTAGTCGCCGTTGTAGATGGCCGACCCGTCGCGCCGGCGCACGCGCCGACCCTCGACGATCGTCACCTCGCCGAAGCCGAGCCGGCGGATCACTTCGCGCACCGCCCACGGCGTGCCGCGCCTCTGATGCAGCTGGATCGCGCCGCGGACGAGCGCGCGGCGCGCATCGTCGGACTCGGCGAGCTCCCACCCGTCGACCGACACTTCGGCGGCGAGATACGGCAACAGGGCCGCGTCGCAGCGATCCGGGTCCCAGTAATCGCGGATCGGGATCGGCAGGCCCTCGGCGGCGGCCAGCGCGTTCGCGGCGCGCCGCTCGAGCGGCGTCGCGTTCGGCGGCAGCAGCTCACTCATAGATGCCGCCGTATTCGATGACGACGTCGACGCAGCAGGACGCCTGCGTCGGGCCGATCGCGAGGTCGCCGGCCGGCTCGATCAGCTCGGTCTTCGACAGGCCGGCGGCCTGGCAGACGCCCTTGATCGCCGATTCCGCGACGCCGACGCCGAGGCGGCGCACCTTGTCCGCATACGCGCGGGCGTTCTTCGTCGCCTGCGCGATCAGCACGTCGGCGCCGACCGGCGAGCGCGTATAGCCCTTCGCGCGGATGCGGTAGCGGACGATCTCGGCCGGGCGCGCGAGCACGGTGTCGTTCAGCGGCCGTTGATCCTCGGCCGACAGCGCGGACTCGACCGCGCGACAGAGCGCATCGTCCACCGTGCCGTCGCCGTCGCGCGACAGCAGCGTGACGAGCACGTCGCCCGGCCGCGGGCGCGTGGCCTTCGCATCGAGCAGGCGGCCGTCGACGGCAAGCGCCTTCGATTCGTACGCGGCAGCCGGGCCGGCCACGCTGAAGCCCTGCGGCGCAAGCTGGATGCGACGGCGCAGCGACTCGTCGTCCTCGTAGACGGCCGGGACGTCGTTGGGCAGGTCGGCCGGCGTGACGACGAGCCGCTCGATCCCGAACAGCGCGGCGCGCTGGTCGAGGTCGCTTCCCTTCGCGAACGCGAGCATCACGGCCCGCACGGTGTCGTTGATGCGCTGGCGCAGCATGAGCTCGCGATAGCAGTTTTCCTGCAGCAGGCGCGCGAGCGGCTCGGATTCGAGCGCGACCGTCGCCGCGATTTCGGCCTGCTCGTCGGCGGGCCAGAGCGCGATCAGCGCGGTCTTCCGGCGTGCATACAGCGTTTCGAAATCGAGCGCCTCGAGCGCGTCGGGGGCGGGCAGGCTCGACAGATCGATGAGCGCGGCGGCCGTCATGCGGCACCTCGCTGCGGCAGCGCGACCCACGTCAGCGTATTCGCCGGGTCGACCTGCGTGTCGTCGACGTGCGTGACGACCTGCTTGCCGTCCGGCCCGGTCGTCACGACGACGCTTTCCGTCAGCGCGAGCTTGATCGACAGGTCGACGGCGGCCGGATCGCGCACGCTCATCTCGAAGGTGATGCCGTCGGCGCGCGCGGCGGGGTTCGTCACGAGGTCCGGCTGGTTCGCGCGCACCCATTCGACCAGCGCGACGAACACGGGGTCCGCGTCGCCGGTGAAATTCGGCGCGAGCACGCGGGCCACGTACCGGTATTCGAACGACGGCGTCAGCGTGCCGGTCGCCGCGAGCGAACCTTGCTCGACGAGCACGGTCAGCTTGCCCGGGTCGGTCCCGAGCGCGGGAACCGCGGCGACGAGCGCGCGCCGCAGGCTGTCTGGCTTATTCATGCGGATGCTCCCCGTTATCGGCCGGCTGCGATTCGGCCTGGCACGTCGCGATCATGTCGACCTTGGCCGCGCACGTCGCCCATGCCGCCTTGACGGTCGTGAGCGCCGCGTCGAGCTCACCGTTGGTGCGCGGCGCGAGCGCCGGCAGCGTGCACGGGCTCACCGTCTGGCAGGGGGCCGACGTAATCGTCGGCGCCGGTGAGAGCGGGAGTGGCTTGCAGGCGGACAACGTCGTCAGGCAAACGAGTGTCAGCCCACGCGCGAAGCGCGGCGTTTTCATCGATCAATCTCCGGTTTTCAAGTCGAACGGCGTCGAGCTTCGACGCAATCGCGTTCTGCGTGCGGTCGAGCCGCGCCTGCTGTCTGGCGCGGTCGGCGGCGTCCTGCTGCAGGCGCCGGATCGCGCCGTCACGGTCGGCGAGGCCCTGCCGCGCGTCGGCGAGTTGCAGCCGGGCAGTCGCCAGATCCGCATGCAGCTCGCGCACGTACAGCGCGCCGGCCACGCAGGCGGCAAGCACGAGCAGCCCCGCGGTGAGTTTCGCGGCGAGCTCGCTCATGCCGCCGCCGTGGCGTCGTCGTCGGCATCCGCCGCAACGGGCGGCGACGCATACCGGTCGTAGGCGCGCGCGAGCTTGACGTCGTAGAGGTTCGCCGCGTAATCGGGCCCGTTGTAGCCGCGCGCGAACGCGGCCCAGTTGCGGGCGCGCAGCGCGGCGAGCAGCCCGGCGTCCGCGGCGACGAACCGCACGAACGCGTCGAGGTGTTCCGCCTCGCCGCTTTCCATGCGCGCGACGAAGTCGTCGATGCCCGCATAGCCGAGGCGTTGCCAGTGATAGCCCATCACCTGGAACGCGCCCCAGCTCGCGGATTCCCACGCGGCGCGGGCGTCGATCACTTCGGCCGCGGCGAGGCGCGTGTATTCGGCGGTGCCGCCGCGATAGCCGCCGCGCGTTTGCGACACGATGTCCGGCTGCTTCGCCGCGAACGGCGCCGGATCGATGCCGCGCGCCTGCAGCCGCTTCCAGAAAATGTGCCGCTCGAACAGGATGACCGGCCGGCCGTCGGGCAGGAAGCCGGCGCCGCGCGATTCGACTTCGTTGACCGCGCGCACGCAGGCAAGCGGCACGCCGAGCGTGCGCGCGGCGCATTCGAGATCGGCCAGCGCCAGGTGCTGCGGATCGCGCTGGCCGGTGGCGAGCGCGGCGTACGTCTTGGGGCCGGCGATTCCGTCGTCGACGAGGCCGGTTTTCCGTTGCAGCGCGATGACGGCGGCTTCGGTGGCCGCGTCGTAGATATGCGTGACCTGCACCGCATAACCTGCGCGGATCAGGCGGCGTTGCAGCAGGCCCACGTCGTCGCCGTGGTCGCCGAGGCGGCGGGTTTTCATGATTCAGTCTCTCCGCAGAAGGCGCGCGACGTTGCCGCGCGCGCCGTACACGAACATCGCCAGCAGGACCGCCGTGGCCGCTTCGAAGAAGCCGACGGATGCGGCATGCAGCAGCAGCTCGATCGATGCGCCGCCCGTCACCACGACGAGGGCCCACGCGACCCACGACACATGGCGCCGGTGCCGCGCGCCGTTGCGCCGGTAGGCGAGCACGCGCACGAGCGCGGCGAGGTGCGCGGCGAGGGCGATCAGCGCGAGCGGGACGTGCATGTCATCCCCCTTTGCGGAACAGCGAGAGCAGGTCGAGGGTCTTGACCCGCTCGATGAGCTGCAATGTGACGGCGATCACGAGCGCGGCCGCGAAGAACGCGGCGACGCCCGTCGAATGGATCGGCGTGGCGCTGACGATTTCCGGCGCGGCGAGATAGCCCATCACGAGCGAAATCAGCAGGTAGGCCGCGCGCCGCGCGACGCCGATCTCCTTCGACGTGACGACGACGAGCGCCGCGCCCGTGAACGCGCCGATCAGCGCGTTGCCGTCGATGCCGGGCGCGAGGCCGGCGAGCCCGATCGCGGTCGACAGCCCCGCGGCGGTGGTGGTATTCGGTTCGGCCATGGCGGCGTTCCAGGGTCAGTCAAACAGTTGCAGCAGCGGCTTCGTGCTCGATACGGTGTCGAGCGGCGGCAGGTAGACGGGCGTGCCGGCGGGCAGCACGACGCCGAGATCGGCGAGGCCGGTGTTGGCCTCGAGCACGGTTTCGACGGTGCCGTCGGTGCGGCCGTAGTGCCGCCAGCACAGCGCGTCGACCGTGTCGCCTTGCAGCGTGCGCACGATCATGGCCGGCCTCCTCGACGACGGACGGCGCGAGCGTCGCGGGCCGCGGGTGCCGACGCGACGCAGAAGAATGTCGATGTCGAGTTGCTTGGCATGGCGAGGTGTCGAACCGTGAGTCAGTGAAGAGGGTTCTCATGTTCGAACTTCGCGCGGCGGGGCTCAACGAGCGGCGTGCGTCGTCCGCCCGGGCACGCAGCGCGGCGCGTGCCAGGGCGGGCGGGGCGTCTTACGCTTCAGGAACGGGCGCTGCAGGGCCGCCGGCGGTGCAGGGCAGTGCAGCCGGATTGCAGCTTGGATGAACTGGCGAGGCCTTGATTGACCTTGTGCAGCCTTGGTTTTGCGGTGGGCGAGGGGCGCAGGGCCTTGATGGGCAAGGCAGGGCGATGCGTAGGTAAAACTCCGAAGGCAGGGGTTGGCGCGCGGCTTACTCCTGCTGCGCCAGCCGCTCGAGGAGCGCATCGATCTCCGTATCCGCGAACACCTCGATGCCGTGCTGCCGCAGCAGCGCGCGCCGCGCGCCGCGCCGTCATGCGAGAATCCCCCGCAACGACAACAGCAAGCGTCGATCGCGGCGGCCGTCCGCGCATCGCGCCGACCTCCGATGGCTCCATTCCCGACTCCCGTCGCCGCCGCGACCGATGCGGATGCGCTGACCGATCCGCAACGCGCGCTGCTCGCGCGCCTGCAGGCCTATACGCCCGACGCGCCCGATGCACCGCTGCCGTACAGCCGCCGCCTCGCCGAAGCGGAGCACTGGCCATACGCGCATGCGCTGGCCGTGATCGACGAATACAAGCGCTTCGCGTTCCTCGCGCAGGCGGCCGGCCATCCGGTCACGCCGTCGCACGCGGTCGACGCCGCATGGCACCTGCACCTGCAATACACGCGCGAATATTGGAGCGTGTTCTGCGCCGACGTGCTGCGCGCGCCGCTGCATCACGTGCCGGGCGCGGGCACGCCCGACGAGGGCGCGAAGTACGAACAGCAATACCGGCAGACGCTCGACAGCTACCGGCGGCTGTTCGGCTGCGAGCCGCCCGCGGCGATCTGGCCGCGCCCCCTGGACGAGCCCGCCGACGCCCCGGCGCAGCGCGCCGAACCGCGCGTCGGCCCGTCGGGCGAGCGCGCCGCGCCGTCGCGTGCCGCGCGCGCCCGAGGCTGGCGGCGCGTCGCGAAGTTCGCATGGCCGGCGGCGGCGATCAGCGTCGCGGCGACCTGCGCGTCCGCGAGCGACTTCAACGTGCTGGACCTCCCGGGACCGGAGTTTCTCGCGTTCTACGTGCCGCTCTGCATCGCCGCGCTGCTGCTGATCGCCGGCCTGCAGTGGATCGAGTACCGATACCGCGCGTGGGGAACGCGCGCGCGCGAATCGTCGCCCGACCTGAGCGCGGAGGAGGCGGCCTATCTCGCGGGCGGCGGCTCGCGGATGGCGCAGGTCGCGACGCTGTCGCTCGTGCATGGCGGCGCGATCGAACTGGTGCACCAGGCCAACGGCTGGCGGGTGCGGATCGGCGATCCGCAGCACGCGGGCGCCTATGGCGCCGACTGGGAATGGCTGAGGAAGGAGTTCGGCGGCGAGACGAGCTACCACGCGTTTCGTCAGCATCTCGCATGGCGCGAAGGCCACTGTGAGGTTGCATTGCGCCGGAAAGGCTGGCTCTGGGCGCCGGGCGAGATGCGCGCGGCGTGGATGGCAGCGCGCGCGATCCTGCTGCTCGTGCTCGGCGTAGGGGCGGTGAAACTCGCGATCGGCCTGAGCCGCGGCCGGCCGGTGCTGCTGCTGATGATCTTCATGGCGGCGTTCATGGCGGCGTACCACTTCGTGGTCGGACGCCTGCCCGGCATCGGGCGCGGCGGCGTGACGCACGGCGGCCAGGCAGCGCTCGACGCGCACCGGAACGAACGCCAGGGCGACCGCGCGACCCCGGACGGGCTGCTGTGGACGGCCGCCTTGTTCGGCGCCGGTGCGCTCGCCGGCACCGTGTGGGCCGAGCATATGGGCGCGCTGATGGCGCCGCCGCCCGTCGTCGCCGCGAAAACCGGCGGGTCGAGCGGTTCGTCCGACTCGGATGCCGGGGACAGCAGCAGTTCGAGTTCCTGCGGAGCGTCGAGCGCGTGCAGTTCGTCGAGCTCATGCAGCTCGAGCAGTTGCGGCGGCTGTTCGAGCAGCTGAACGTGTTGCGAGCGCGGCCGGATGCGGCCGCGCGAAGCCGGCCGGCGCGCAGGGCGCGGGTTCCGTGCCGCCGCGCGCGCAAGCCGCCCGAAGCCGCGCGCGATCCGGCGCGCCTCTTTCGAACGCCGTTCGCCGTGACGGGGACGGCTGCCTGCCCGATGAACCTCTTCTCGTGCCCGACCAATGCCGATCTCACCGTGGAGACCCTCGCCGACGCATGCCTGCGCTTCGACGCGGCCGACCGGGATCAGCGACTGGTCGTGCAAGCACTGGCGATGCCGATGCTTGCGCGACGCCTGACGTGGCTGCGGCTCGTGCTGCGGGCGAGCCCGGACAGCGCGGCGACACGCTCGACGATCGGGCGGATCGAGCGCGCGTGCACGGCTCGGCCTCGACGGCGAATGCGGGACCGCCGCCACAGCGTAGCGCCGTGAGCCGGGTACGCTAGGCCGTCACCGCATCCGCCGGCGCGTGCGCCGCCTCCCCGCCACCCGCCTCGACGATCAGCGTCCAGTCGAACGCCGGCAGCGCGCAGAGCTGCTCGACGGTGGCCGTGTAGTCGTGCGCGGCCGCGTGCAGGTAGCGCACCTTGTCGGTCCATTCGGGCAGCGGCGCCTGCGACGTGGTCAGCACGACCGCCAGCAGGTCCTGTTCCGGCCGCGCCGCGACGGCCTGCAGGCTCTGCCGGACCTTGTCGAGGTCGCCTTCGGCGTCGAGGATCAGCGCGCCCGGAATCGGCGCATCCTGCCGGGCGGGCGGGCTGCCGACGGCGCTCTTGTCGACGCATTGCCGATACACCTGCCCATGGCGCGGCAGCGCCTGCTGCAGCGCGTGATGCTTGCGGACCTTCGCCTGCGCGGTGCGCGCGAGCCCGCGGCGCAGCGCCGGGTTCGCGATCAGCCGGTCGAGCGCGTCGATCCAGGCCTCGCGCGCATCGGCTACCAGCAGGCCGTCGCAGCCGTCGTTCAGCGCGAAGCGATAGGCGGGCCGGTCGCTGACGATCGCGGCGATGCCCGCCGCCGCGTATTCCTGCCAGCGGATCGTGCTCTTGCCGGCGTGGTAGTCATCGTCGGCGAGCGGCAGCAGCGCGATGTCCCAGCGCTGTTCCTTCAGGCGTTGCGCATATGCGTCGTAGTCGTTGAGCGCGGGCTCGAACGTGGCCGCCGGGTGCGCGGCCCAGCCGGCGGGCGCGCCGGGGCCGGCGAAGCACACCTTGACCTTGCCGGGATGGCGCGCGCAGATCGCCTGCAGCGCCGCGTCGACGAGCGCGAAGTTGTCGGCGCGCAGCGCCGCGCCGGCGATACCGATCGTCACGCTGTCGTCGCTGCGCGTCGCCACGGGGCGGTAGAAGCGGACGAAGTCCACGCTGTCGGGCAGCACGTGGACGCGCGGGTTCTCCATCCGGTAGCGGCTCGCGGCGAACGGCGTCGACACGATCACGGCAGCCGCGTTGCGCAGCGTGAACTCGATCCCCGCGCGGGCCATTGCGCCCTGCGCGGCGAGCGGATGCGCGGCCGGCAGGTCGGTCAGCAGGTCGTCGGTGTCGTAGATCACCGGCTTCTTGAGGCTGAAGATGGCCCGCAGGCCTTCGTCCGTCAGCACGCCGGGCGTCATCCGCTGCAGCAGGATGGCGTCGGCGTCAGCCAGCACGCTGCTGTCGATCCGGCCGTCGCGTATGCCCCAGACGAGCTCCCACTCGTCGCGCAGCCGGTCGAACGGCTGCACGAGGCGAATCCGCGCCGACGCGCCTTCGGGCGGCTCGACCGAGTACACGACGAGCCGCTTGCGGCGCAGCGCGGCGTCCGCGCTCGCGGCGACGGGCGCCGGCGTCCGGTTCTGCTCCAGCAGCCGCGCATACAGCGCGCCGTGGCGCGCGGCGTTGCGGCCGACGTCGTGCCGCGCGCGGATCGCATCCTGCGCGGCTGCGGCGAGCTGCGCGCGCGCCTGCGGATGCTCGATCAGGTGCGCGATCGCGTCGACCCACGCATCGGCGGTGTCGGCGACGAGCCAGCCGGTGCGGCCGTGGACGATCGCGCTGCCTTCAGCGGGCGCGGCGATGAGCGCCGTGGCGGGCGCGGCGACGAGCACCGTGGCCGCGCCGGCCGCCGAGTATTCGAGCCATTCGCGCGGCGGATCGTCGTCGCGCAGCGCGAGCGGCGCCGCGACCAGCGCGAGGTCGAGCCCGGCGCGCTTCAACTGGTCCGCATACGCGTCATAGGGCGCGGGCGACGCGATCAGCGTGACGTCCGGATCGCCGTCCCAGCCGGCCGGCAGCGCCGGCCCGACGAACGACACGCGGAGCTTGCCCGGATACCGGCGGCGCAGCTCGGCCAGCGCCAGCCGCGCCTGTTCGAGACGAGGGCCGTCGAGCCCGGCGCCGGACACCGCGAGGCTCACGTGGTCGCGAACGCCGGGCGCCGCGCGGTACAGCCGCTCGACGTCGATGTCGGTCGGCAGCACATGGACCGACGCGTTGACCTGCCGGTACTGCCGGGCCAGATCCGCCGACGGCACGACGAGCGCGTGCGCGCGCTGCGCGGCGTAGCGGATGTTCGTGTTGCGGCGCGCGTTGTCGGCGGCCCCGGGCGCGCCGGCGAGCAGCGCGTCGAGCGGTGCGTCGATCTCGTGGACGACCGGCTTGCCGAGCGCGAACAGCTGTTCCAGCGCAGCCGGAGACAGCAGGCCCGGCGTGTCGCCCTGCAGCACGATCAGGTCGGCGCGTTGCAGCGCGTGCGCATCGAGGCCGGCTTGCGTGACGGGAAAGCTCAGCTCCCATTCGCGCTCCAACCTGGCGAACGGCTGCGCGAAGCGCACGCTGGCGCGCGCGTGCGCGGCCGGCTCGGCGGTCACGACCGCGATGCGCTTGCGCGGCGCGGCCGCCTCGCGGCCGGCGGCGCCGGCCGCGACGGCCTGCGCGTCGAGTTCGTCCGCGCGGGCCTGGGTCTTGTCGATGAACGTCTGCAACTGCCGCCAGAACGTTTCCTCTTCCTGCAGGTACGCGTCGCGCGCTTCGTGAACGGTGGCTTTCGCGTGGGCGATCTCCTCTTCGTCGAGCGCCCACGCGATGCCCTTGCCGTCCATCACCCAGCGGTACGGCTCGGGCAGCGATGCGTCGTTCGGAATGCACACCACCGGGCAGCCGCACAGCAGCGCCTCGAACGCGGCGGTCGACCACTCGTACATGTACACGCACTCGACCTGCCGGAACAGCGCCGCGAGTTCGTGCGCCGAGCGTTCCGGCACGCGGTTCGAGATCTCGATCGAATCGGCGGTGACCGGGTGCAGGCTGCCGCCGCGCACCAGGTGCCGGTTGATGAAGACGGCCGTGCCGCTGCGGCGCGCGTCGTCGACGCCGTCGCTGTTGAAGATGCGCGTGTCGACCAGCGGCATGCGCAGTTCGTCCGCCTGCCATCCCGCGGGCACCAGCGTCGGCCCGAACGTGAACACGAGGTCGCTCGGCTGCAGGTCGATCGCGTTGCCCTCGATGCGGCCGGGTTCGGCAAGCAGATAGCGCGCGACGCAGCGCGTGCCGAACGGATTGCCGGAGACGATTTCCGGATAGACGGCGATCGGGCTGCGATGCGCGTCGGCGTGTGCCTGCGCGACGTCGTTGGTCAGATGCGGCGTGCGCAGGTCCGGATGCACGCCATCCGTGTTGACGTACGCTTCGTGGCCGAGCAGGTTCAGCACGTGGCACAGGTAGTGCATCGCGCGGACGCCGCCGGACGTCTGCCGGAATTTCGGCGCGCAGACGTAGTACGGGTGGTCGAGCCGCGCGAAGATGCGCGACCCGCGGTGCGCCGGGCCGGAAGTCGGAATCGTCATCGTCATCGGGTGCGGTAGAAATCGAAGACCACGTCGAGGATGCGGTCCTGTTCGGCTTCGGTCATGTCGTGGTACAGCGGCAGCCGCACGAGCCGGTCGGCGACGAGGTCCGTCACCGGCAGCTCGGACCCGCGGCGCCCGTAGCGCTGGCCGGCCGGCGAGCTGTGCAGCGGCACGTAATGGAACACGGCGTTCACGCCCAGCGCGCGGATCTGCTGCAGCAGCTCGGTGCGCTCGGCGAGGTTGCGCGCGAGGAAATAGAACATGTGGCCGTTGCCGCGCTCGGCGAGCGAAATCGCGGGCAGCTCGATCAGCCCGTCCGCGTGCAGCGGCTGCAGCGCGTCCTGGTAGCGCTGCACGGTCGCGCGCCGCTGCGCGGTGATCACGTCCGCGTGCTCGAACTGCGCGTACAGGAACGCCGCGATCAGCTCGCCCGGCAGGAACGACGAGCCGACGTCGACCCACGTGTACTTGTCGACCTGCCCGCGGAAGTACTGGCTGCGGTTGGTGCCTTTCTCGCGAATGATCTCCGCGCGCTCGACGAGGCGCGGGTCGTTGACCAGCAGCGCGCCGCCTTCGCCGGAAATCACGTTCTTGGTCTCGTGGAAGCTGAGGCACGCGAGGTGGCCGAGGCTGCCGAGCGGCTTGCCGTTCCACGTCGACTGGAGCGCCTGCGCGGCGTCCTCGATCACCCACAGCCCGTGGTCCGCCGCGAGCTGCCCGATCACGTCCATGTCGCACGCGACGCCCGCATAGTGCACCGGCACGATCGCGCGGGTGCGCTCGGTGATCGCGGCGGCAATCAGCGTTTCGTCGAGGTTCAGCGTGTCGCGGCGGATGTCGACGAACACCGGCGTCGCGCCGCGCAGCACGAACGCGTTGGCGGTCGACACGAACGTGTAGGACGGCATGATCACTTCGTCGCCGGGCTGCACGTCGGCGAGGATCGCGGCCATTTCCAGCGCGGCCGTGCACGAGTGCGTGAGCAGCGCGCGCCGGCAGCCGATGCGCGCTTCCAGCCAGCGGTGGCAGAGCTTCGTGAACGCCTGGTCGCCGGCGAGGCCGCCCTGCTCGACCGCTTTCGCGATGTAGTAGAGCTCCTTGCCGACCACGAACGGGCGGCCGAACGGAATGCTGTCGAGATTGGGTGGGCCGAACATGGTCAGGCTCCTCGGAAAGTGACGGGCGATCGGCGGCGCGGCGCGGGACGTGTGCCGCTCAGGCGTCCCGGCGGGCCGCGATCGCGCGGGCGCACGGCCTGTCGCCGTGCGGTTTCATGGGCCGTGGTGCGCGCGCGGGCATCGCGTCACGCTCGCGGGCACAGCGCGTAGCGGCGCGCGTCGGGGCCGCAGTTGAACAGCACGTCGAGCACCGTCACGCCGTGCACGAACGCGCCCCACTGCTGCGGATACTCGGGATAGGCCGGATAGTCGAACCAGCGCACCGCGACGTTCGCTTGCGTGAACAGGCTCTCGTCCAGGTAGCTGCGCGCGGCCGGGCCCGACAGGTATTCGGTGGCGCCGGCCTGCACGCACAGGTTCAGCAGCTTCTCGGTGCGATCGCCGTGCAGGTCGTAGTCCGACGACGACGAGATGCGCGTGCCGATCTCGAGCTGCTCGTTGACCCACGTCAGCAGCGTGCGGTTCAGCTCGCTCAGCGTGTCGTACCGGCGGCCGAGGTACAGCGCCTCGAGTGTGTCCGCGTAGCGCGCGAAGTGCGGCGCGCGCGCGTAGTTCTGCTGCAGCCGCTTCCAGTGCTGCGGCGCCCAGTCGGTGCCGTCGATCTCGGTCTCGCGGATCGACTGGTGATACTTGCCCTTCACCTTCACCGGCACGCTCAGCCATTGCACGCCCTGCGGCGTCTTGATCTGGTTGCGGTTGCGCCAGTCGCGGCGCGTGTACTGCGCGTCGTCGTACAGGATGAACTCGTCGCACGCGGCGATCAGGTCGAAGTAGCCCTTCCACGGGATGTAGTTCGACTGGAGGATCGCCACGCGCTTCGCGTCGCGGTTCGTGGGCGTGCCGCTCATGCCGGGATGTGGCCGTACCGGTACATGTCGACCAGCTCGGGCGGAATGCCCCAGTCGGTCGCGCCGACCTGGTCGTGCAGCGCCTCGAGGTCCGCGCGCATCGAGCGCTGCAGCTGCTCGACCATGCGGTTGCGCGCCGGCTCGAAGTCGTGCTGGTACGCGGCGTTGATCTGGTGCCGCACCGTCTTCGCGATCGCGGCCTCGCGCGTCATGTTGCGGATCAGCGGCCGCTCGGGCGCGAGTTCCGCGTAGCGCGGGTCGATCGGCTCGCCGCGCATCGCGGCGACGAGGTCGCGGCACAGCACCGGCGACAGGTGGAAGCCGTCGCGCTTGGTGCCGCCGAGGATCCACAGGTCGCGCACGCTGGTCTCGCCGAACAGCGGATACAGGTCGGACGTCATCGGCCGCCAGCCCACGTTCACGTTGACGAGGTTCGCGCGGTAGAACTTGCTGTTGATCTGATCCATCGCCGCCTTCAGCAGCGAGTACGCGCTGCCGACGTGGCCGTGGTCGATCGGCACCGGGCTGATGTAGTTGCTCGCGCCGATCAGCGTGCGGTCCGGCCCGTACGGTGCCGAATACACGCCGCATGCGAGGCCGCGGTTGGTCGTGCGGATGCAGTGCGTGTGCACGTTTTCCTTGCTCTGCAGCTCGACCGACATGCCGATGCCATAGAACAGCCGCTGCACCGGCAGCTCGGGCGCGCTCGCGCGCAGCACCTGGCCGAGGTTCGCGCCGTTGCAGAGCACGAAGCGGTCCGCGTCGAGCGTGCTGCCGTCGGACAGCCGCGCCGCGACGACGCGCCCGCCCGCGATGTCGAGCCGCTCGACCTCGGCATCGACGAGCGTCGTGTTGCCGGCCTGCGCGACGGAGGCCGTCAGCGCGTCGAGAAACTGCTTCGGATTGACCCAGCCCTCGCGCTTCAGGAAGAGCGCGTTCAGTGCGCGATAGCGCGGGTCCGGGTGATAGTTCGGGATGCCTGACGGATCGACGGCCTCGCAGGGCTCCTCGAATTCGCGGCAGAAGCGCTTCACCGCCGCGAAGTTTTCATCGTCGAGCGCGTCGGTCGCCGCGTTGTTGAGCACGTACGTGCCGAACCCGTGGGCGACCGCGCGCGCCGGCGTGCAGATCTCGGCAAACACGGCGGGCCAGGCCGCCGTCGCCGCGCGGCTCAGCTCGAACTTGAAGCGGTCGAGCGGCGTGCCGAGCGAATCGCCTTCGAGTTCGGTGAACGAATTGAGCATCGCCGCCGCCGCGCGCGTCGCCGAGCCCGGGCGCAGCGCCGGGCCGACGATCATGAGTTCGACGTTCGGGTCCGCGCGTTGCCATGCCCGGGCCGTCATCAGCCCGAGGATGCCGTTGCCGAGGATCGCGATCTTCATTTATTTGCGCCCCCGTCCGCCTTCCGGGAACGTCAGGTAGCACAGCGACGGGTACGCCTGCGTGCGGTGGATCTGGTGCGGGTACTTGCCGAGCACCTTCTGCAGGTAGTGGATGCCTTCCGCGGGCGCCTGGTGGCCGCGCATCAGTTGCCACATCGCGACCACGCCGCCCGGCACGAGCCGCTCCAGCACCGCTTCGAACGCCTGCTCCGTCGGCAGCGGCACGTTCAGGTCGAACCACGCGAGCGCGATCGTCTCGCCCGGGTGTGCTTCATTGAACGCCGCCAGCGTGTCGCGGCAGTCGCCTTCCCACACGCGGTGCTTGCCGTTCACGTGGCCCATCGCGTTGTTGCGCTCGTGCAGCGACAGCAGCTTGCGCAGCAAGTCCGCGTAGCCGCTTTCCACCGAATAGGTGCCGTCGGAGAACAGCTTGCGGTCGCGCGAGTCGTTCTCGGAGAAGCCTGCGTAGCCGGTGAACGTATCGAACGCGTGGATGCGGCGCTGGAAGTTCAGCGGCTCGAGGATCGCGCGGAAGTTCTCGCACAGCACCGCGGTCTGGCCGCGCCACGTGCCGAGATCGAGGATCGAGCCCGGCAGCTTCACGATCTGCTGATACACCTCGAACGTGCCGAGGATCCGCGCGAGCAGCGAGCCGCGCACGAACAGGCCGAGCGAGCGCTCCAGTTCCTCGGGGGTTGCGGGATACGCGTGCAGCAGGTCGAACAGTTCGCGGCGAGCGGCGAGCTGGTCGTCGTTCGAGTTGGTGATGATGGAAGACTCGTGCATACAAAAGGCTCCAGGGGCTGAGGGTGAGATCGAACGAAGTGCCGTGGCGAAACGGGCTCGCGTCCGCGGCCGGCGTCCGATGCGGCAACCGGGCCCGCGCCCGGTCGTTCGCACGGTGCAATCCGGTCATCTTTCAGAATCAAGTCTATCGACCGCCGTCGCGATCGAATGTCGGATTAGCGGCCCATTTCACCCCGCATTTCGATGGATGCGCGATGTTCGGCGCGGATTTCGGCGGGCTTGCAGTCGCGGGAAATGCGACCAATTCCGGCGCCTGATCGCCGGATTGGAACGCGCTGCGCGCGGAGAGAATTCGGACACGTCGGGGACTGTCCGTGCGCGGCGCCGCACGTCCGCAAGCCCGTTACCAGCGTGAACAGACCCTAGGGTCTGTTTACATACGGAACGCGCATGCGAATGCCCGAAATCGCTCGTAGGGCAAGGAGGGAGGAGCGCCGTTTGGCCGTGCCAAACAAGCGACGAGCGACGCCGCCATACGGGCGATTTCGGGCATTCCCGTGGAATGGTTTTTTAAAATTTGGGGTTGCGACGAGAACGGCCGCTCGCCGCGTTGCGCTCCTTGCGAATACGTCCAGTATTCGCGGCGTCGC